CTGCATATGAATTTTATGTTCCATGGAAGAACAAATTCGTTAAATACGAATGTGGACAACCAATGGGAGCATATAGCTCATGGGCAGTTTTTGCGTTATGTCATCATCTAATAGTTAGAAGCGCAGCTATGAAGTGCGGTCGAGGACCGTACTTCAACAACTACGCTCTATTAGGTGACGATATTGTTATAGGAGATAAACTCGTGGCTGAGACATATCTAATGATAATGTCTGAGCTAGGGGTTGAAATCTCAAATAACAAATCGCACGTGTCAGATGACACATACGAATTCGCAAAGAGATGGATACATCAAGGGTACGAAATCACCGGATTTAGTATTAAGGCTTACCTAAATACTAAATGGTATTCATTAGCTCAAGAGCTAAGATTAACCTATCAACGGTGGCAGTACGATCCCTGCGACTTGGTCCCGGAACTATTTGATTCCTTAGTCAAATGTTTCCCTGGTTCTCCATTATGGAGAAAAGGAAAACAGATGGCCGTATTCACTTTACTACCAACAAAAGCTGATAGTGAAGAAATACTAGGGAGAAAATTCTTCCATTTAGGTCAAATCCTCTGCCCTAATCTAATTTCTTGCGTATCTCAGGTCAGACAGGCTAGGGAGTTACTCCTAGTAGCCCTGGCTGAGAATAAAGCAAGAGTTTTAGATAGAGGAATCGTTGATACTCTCGCAAAATCCAAGGACTATATAAAAACAGTCCGAAATCTTACGAAAGTCTCAACAGGTTTGGATGTCCAGTCGACACTCCTGAGTATCCCCGCGGTCGCACTAACTGTCGATCAGATAAGAGATCTGACCAATCAGATAGACGACTTACGGGACCCAATGGTTACAAAGCCAGAAGACTTAGTCTTCGGTTCTGCCAACCGGCTTGGGTTTGATGCCACAAAAATTATGACATCAAGACCTCATGAACTGGTGCAATCAAGTAACGCAACGTTGATCAATGTGACCAATCGCTGGCTATCAAAATATTCCTTATTATTTGATGAAATAATAAGGGATAATCTTGACGAGAATACCGAAAGAGCCTATGCTAAACAGTTGTTTAGGACACAGGTAATCGGGACTGTTATGCCTGGCTTCCCTCTATAAATAGAAGAGAAGGTCAGCAAGGACAGATTTCTCCCAAGATCGCCCCAAATCCACATACCGAATATATGGTGACAACCATATAGTCTTCCCCATCGAAGACAGGGTTGGTATGTGAGTATCGGCC